ACGGGCCGTCGAACCATTCCGAGCCCCGAGTGAAAGCGTTTTCCTTGCGTCGAATCGGCGTCAATAGTTTCCCCATTGGGGCGGACACTTCCAATATATAGGGTGTTTCGTACATGCTATATGATCTCCTGGTTAAATTTCGGCGCCTAAATCACCGGCTATGTGGTGCCGCAGTAGGCTACCTGGGGGGAGTGAACGGGCAAAGTTTCGCACGGTCTCGGCGTCATTGGGTGCGCCGGTTTTGCGTGTCCCGTGCCAGGCAATCGAAGCGTGCCCGGTGGCGGCATAGCATCCGCCCGGCGTGTCATATCCCACCTTTTTCGCGCCTGACCCATGGGCAACAAACACGATTACATAATCGCGGTCAGGGCGGGCGCATAGCGGGCGCCCGTTCCCGCATTGCTGGCATGTAAAGCCTTCCGACAGTTCGGCAGGGCATCGAATAAAGCGGGTTCCCCGATAGGTTACCCGGCGCCATTCTGTCCCGGCAGGAGCGGCAACTACGCTAGGGCGCCCGCTTTCCAGGGCATCTACGGCGGCGTCCATGGTGTCGCACGATACATTCACCACGGTCTTGCCAGGCGTGGGGCGTGGCAATTGGTCAGCGGCAAAATGAGAGTATGTCCAGGCTTGCCCGCGGGGCGGCACGGCATCCAGTAGAGCGGCCAAATAATCCGCGTCGATGGTTTCTGTACCCGTCTCCGGGGCTGGGTGTAACCCGCAAGTCTTGGGGCAAGTGCCATAGGTGTTGCGATGCCCTGCGCGGTATGTTGTGGCAATCGGGCCGGTCTTTGAGTTTTGCGATATGCGAACGGTTTTAAGCATAAGACTCTCCTGAAAATGCCCGGTTTCCCGGGCGTGTGATTTATACGGTGACGGTTCCCCAGCCGCGCGGCACGGTGTCGTATCCGTTGGCGGCTAAATAGTTGCGGGCGTCTTCGTCCCAATGCGTGGGCATATTCCCTTCAATTTCGTACGCGGCGCGCGTTTCGGTCTCGTCTTCGTCGTTGTAACAAATGGCCACTGTGTAATAGGTGCCGAAATCGTGCGGGTGTTTGCGGGTCGTAAAGTAGACTCCCGCGTCAATCGCCTGGGGGAAAGTCCGCTCTAGTTGATCGATATACGCGCGGCATTCAAGGCGTGCGCGTTTCGCGTAGTCGTCGGCGCCCACTGCGGCGCATGGTTCGTCGGTGGGGGTTGAGTCAAGTTCAAAATAATCTCGCATGGTTTTCTCCTGGTAGAAGGGGCCGGAGCCCCATTGTTATAAAACGCGGTAACGGCCTGCGCGGTTGTTGCCCTGGAAGTTCCATGGGCTCTCGGAAGGGCCGAAATAGCCCTTAATCGTCTCCCCTTCTATCCACTCGCCCAGAGCCCAGGCGCACTCGCTGGGGCCGTGTGCGGTCGTAAGGTGGCCAGACTGGGGGCGGTGTGCCTGGGATTCTTTCGCGTCATGCAGAATGCGGAAGCGTGCGCCTAGGTAGCAAACGATATCGCCGGCTTTTAGATCTTTGATGTACTTAAGCATGATGTTCTCCTTTGTTTTGTGTCGGTGTTGCTAGGATAGTTGATTGTCAAGGGGGTTTCATTCTTTGTTGCAATCGAGTCGCGGGATTGATAGGATTCGGCTATTCCCTATTTGTACCCGGTCGGCGGCGCCAGGCTCGGGGTTTTAGCCCGAAGGGCGGAAGGCATAAAGTGAAACTCTCTCGCAAGGATATAAAGCAAGCATTGGATACTGTCCCCATGGATATCGTTCTACTGGGTTCAGCTGGTGCTACCGGTGAAATCAAGCTCAGCGCGAAGGATCGGGAGTTTGCTAGACAGATAGCACTAGGGGAAAGTAAGGCGGGAGCGTTCAGAAAAAGCCGACCAGATAGCCGGGCCAAACCAGAGTCGCAGAGTAGAAGGGGCCAGGCACTAATGAAGCGTGACGCTATCCAGTCCCAGGCGGAAGCGTTTAAGGCGGCTATTGAAGCGCAGAAGTATCAAACCCCAGCTCACTTGCGTGCTCTAGTGATCCATCAGCTCACCCAGGCGGCACTCAATCCCGACTTTCCTCCCGCCACGCGCGTCCAGGCTCTCAAAGCATTGGGCACGGTGACAGAGGTTGCGGCATTCACTGAGCGAAGGGAGGTTGTGAAAGTAACAAACGCCGAGGATGCAAAGGAAAAGCTACTCGCTACGCTACGCCTGGCCATGCAATCCAATGCCATCGATGTGCAGGCCGACGACTTAATGGCCGAGCTGGCACCCACCCCCATGCGAAACGCGGCAGACGATGGGGACGCCACCCCCACCCCCCAGATTGTCAGCGATGCGGCGGGTAATACTACGCATAGTAATCCGCACACCCAATCCCAACTTGACTCCGACCCCCCTCCCCCCTCCAAAACCTCCACCCTTGGCCCAGAGGACGTTATAGAAAACACCCCCCCTATTGAAAATGGGTCCCCCAAAAAGGGTGGGGTGTAACAAATGTTACAGTGCCCAATTCCAACTGTAACAGCCTGTTACAGTGGCGGAACAAAGTTACAGCTTGAGCATAGCGAAAATTCCCTTGAGCGTAGCGAAAATTCCCTCGGAACAAAGTTACAGTTTGTAACTGTAACAGGCTGTTACAGTTCGTAACAAAGTTATAGTTTGTAACAAAAGTTACAGTAAACATGACGGACGCACAGAGAGAGATTTATCAGGTCATTGATGGCTGGTGGAACAAGTTTGGGTTCGGGCCTTCGATAGATGAAATCATGATGATTACCGGAGACAAGGGACGAGGAAATGTGCATAGGAAGATCCGGTCCCTTTTGCGGGCGGGGCATTTGAAGGGTTTGCCTAATAGGGCGAGGTCTGTGCGGCCTGCTTATTTGAGAGTGCATAAGATTGAACCCGAAGATTCTTGAGCTGATAGATCAACTGCCCGATGGGGATCGAGCGTCTCTTTTAGAGATGGCGCTTCAGTATCAAGACGCGCTTAAGCGGGAACAAGGACAGGAGAAGTTCTTAGCCTTTGTGAAGACCATGTGGCCGGGATTTATATCGGGGAGGCACCATGCCGTCATGGCAAAGAAGTTTGAAGAGATCGCCTCGGGGAAGTTAAAGAGGTTGATTATTAATATGCCTCCACGGCATACGAAGTCGGAGTTCGCGTCCTTTCTCTTGCCAGCGTGGTTTCTGGGAAGGTTCCCAGATAAAAAGATTATTCAGACCTCCCACACGGCAGAACTTGCTGTTGGCTTTGGCCGGAAGGTCAGGAACCTAGTGGATAGCGAGGTGTATACGAAGATCTTCCCAAATGTGGCGCTACGGCAAGACTCTAAGGCGGCAGGACGGTGGTCCACGAATGCGAACGGGGAGTATTTTGCTATTGGTATTGGGGGTGCTGTTACAGGTAAAGGTGCCGATCTACTGATTATTGACGATCCTCACTCGGAACAAGAGGCAGCGCTGGCCGAGATCAATCCTGAGATCTATGACAAGACGTATGAGTGGTTTACGTCCGGTCCAAGACAGCGGTTACAGCCTGGCGGTTCTATTGTTGTCGTGATGACCAGATGGTCGAAGAGAGATCTTACGGGTCAAGTTTTGAAGGCAAGCGCTCAGAGGGAGGGCGATGAGTGGGAAGTCATAGAGTTTCCTGCCATTTTGCCGTCGAGTAAGCCTTTGTGGCCTGAGTTCTGGCCGATAGAAGAACTACAAGCACTGAGAAACGAGCTGCCCAACAGCAAATGGATGGCGCAGTACCAACAAAACCCGACATCTGAGTCCGCGGCGATCATAAAAAGAGAGTGGTGGAACGTCTGGGAAGAGGAAAATCCGCCTTATTGTGAGTTCACATTGATGGCGTGGGATACGGCCTTTGAAGCAAACAACCGAGCTGACTACTCGGCGTGTACCTTATGGGGAATTTTTCAACATCCTGATGACAATGGGGTCACACAGACGAACATCATTCTTTTAAACGCCTTCAGAGACAGGATGGAGTTCCCAACTTTGAAGAGAAGGGCGATAGAAGAGTACAAAGAGTGGGAGCCAGACTCTGTAATTATTGAAAAGAAGGCCTCTGGTGCGCCGTTGATCTATGAATTACGAGCGATGGGTATCCCTGTGCAGGATTTCACGCCTGTTAGGGGCAACGACAAAATTACCAGATTGAATGCAATCTCCGATATATTTGCCTCTGGGCGCGTTTGGGCTCCTAATAAGAGATGGGCCGAAGAAGTTGTTGACGAGGTTGCGTCTTTTCCTGGCGGAGAACATGATGACTATGTCGATACCGTCTCTTTGGCGTTGATGAGATTTAGAAAAGGCGGATTTATACGTGTCGAGTTAGACATCGAGGATGAACCGCAACAATTTAAAAGGCGCGAGCCTTATTACTGAAGGATAAATCATGGCTATTGAAAAGTCGTTGAGTCAAGCTCCCATTGGTGTGATGTCCGAGATGTCAGCGGCACCCGATATTGAGATCGAAA